GGTGAAGGGTATCTACGTTCACAAGGCTTCTACCGCGAATACTTAATCGGTATGGACGTACCGAGTCGCAAAATTAATGGTGGGGTGGTAATCGGCTTAACTGCTGATACCACTCCCCCACTTGAACAGGATAAGAAACCGGAGCAAGTGGAAACCACTAAAAAACGTGGTAGGCCAAAGAAAGACAGCAACTAATAAGTGAGGCGGGAAAGATGAACGTACTTGACAGATTGATGCGGAGAACGGAAGAGAAGAACGTAGATTTGCTTACCGATCTGCTGGAAACTGCAAAATACGCGATTCTTGCCCGTCTTTATCCGTTTCATAACTATCCAACTAATAGTGACGGAGAAGTTGTTCTTGATGCGCGTTATCTTGATTTGCAGTTGCGTATAGCTCTTGACTTGTATAACAAGATGGGGGCTGAAGGTGAAGTAATGCACACAGAGAACGGTATCACAAGAACGTATCAGTCTTCCTGGATTTCTGAGCAACTTCTTTCTGAAGTAACTCCATTTATAAAGCTTGGTGGTACTTAATGCGCGGATTAAAAAGAAACATGCAGCCATTTTATTATGCGTTGTATCAATCTTTGCAAGATGCGGTAGATTCTGACGGGCTTAAAACTGGTGAGAAGGTCAAAACCTATAATAATCCAGTTCGTATGAAAGCAAACATTTCCCCGGCCAGGGGAGATGCGAGTGTTGAAGTTTTTGGTAAAGAACTGAATTACACAAAGGTTATCAGCACTTGTAATATGAACTGCCCTATTACAGAAGAATCTATTCTTTGGATAGGTAAGAATCCGAATGAAGAACCGCACAACTATGTTGTTGTAAAGATCGCAAAGAGTTTGAATAGCATTCTATATGCTGTTAAGGAAGTAGATGTTCTGTAATGGCTAATTATAGAATTGTTATTGATCCTTTAAATCCGAGAAGCATTGCAAGAGCGCAAGCGGAATATGCCCGTCTTTTAGAATGGTATGATTCTCAAGTGGACGTTTTTTTAGAAGAGCTTGCACAGATCGGAAGACAAGCAGCAGAAGATTCTTACGGTATTGGCGGTGCTGTTGCGGTTACTGTTGAACACAATGGAAATACTGCCATAGTTCGCGCTAACGGTGATGCAGTTGTGTTTCTTGAGTTTGGTGCTGGTGATACGGTCAATACCGGAAACATGTATGCAAACTCAATGCCGTTTGAAGTTGAAAGCGGCTCTTATTCCAGAGCTAAAGGCATGGACGCTAATGGTAATTATATAGGCCAGTATGCGCGCCAGGGCTATTGGGAATTTGCTGGAATCAGATACATTGCTATTCAGCCAAGAAACGGCATGGAAAACGCTTATAACGCGATTATGGATGCAGTGAGAGAAACAGCAAGGAGAGTGTTCAGGGCATGAAATATACAAGAAAAGGTGTTTACACCTATGTGTATAACAAAGTTGCTGAAGCTTTTCCAGATGCTTATATCTCTGGTAAGTATGAACCTGTCCCAGCTTCTTTCCCTTCTGTATTCATTCATGAAATAAGCAGTGCGACTGCTTCAGAGAATGTTTCGTTAAGCGGCGTTCAAGATGTTAGAAGAAGCACTTTTGAAGTGCAGATCCGTTCTAACAATCAGAATGATTCTCTCAGCAAGGCTTATGAGATTCTTGATGTTGTTTTTGATGCTTTCAAAGCGTTGTATTACATCAAATCAAGTCAGATAGTTTTTGATGATGGAGACAGCACTTTCAGAATCGTAACGCAGTATAGACGAGTAATTGGGAGTGCAGAAGAAATGCCGGAGGAGTAATGATATGAAATGTCCTTATTGCGGTAAAACTATTCCCCATACCAAAGCAATCTGCCCTTATTGCTTTGCAGAGATCCCAAAGGGCAAAAATACTACTGAAAAGGAGAAAAAATAATGCCTGGTGAAATCTCAACGGCTGGTATCTCTATCAGCTATGCTCCTGAAGTCACTGCCGGGGTTAGACCTACTACGGCAAGTGCTTATAAAGAAAAAGCGTCCGGTGCAACTTTGAATATTGCGGATTATGTCACTGGTATTTCCGGTCTTGCTGCTGAATATGAGCAGTATGACGTTACTCCGCTTTCCGAGACTTATCGTCACCGTTTCGTTAAGGGCCTTATGGGGAACGATGGTAACGTGTCTCTTGATGTTAACGTCAATCCCACTTCCAGGTCTGACTGGAATGCCATTGTGACCGAGTATGCCGCGCTGACTGGCGGCAAGGGTATGTGGTTTGCAATTACCTTGCCTGGTGATACGCAGAGTATGTACTTCAGGGGAGAACCTTGTGAGATGGGCTTCCCGGATGTTGAATCAGCTCAAGCTGTCCAGGGAGCTGTCCAGATCATTGAAAACCAGTATGCTGGTTGGTCAGCTAAACCGTCTACTTAAGCACTAATTGTATAGGGGAGGTATTGTTTTCCTCCCCTTTTACTTTAGAAACAAGAAAGGAAAAATGAAATGAAGCCTAGTGAAAAAAGCCGCATTGAATTTGATTATGAAGGGAAGCACTACAAGCTTGAATATACTGCTAACTCTCTGAAGAAGCTTGAGCGCATGGGAGTGAAGTTCGCAAAGCTTGACGATGCTGTTTTTACTTCTCAGGAAGTAATTTTCTATGGAGCTTTCCTGGCCAATCATCCCAATGTTACCAAGAAGGTTACTGACAAGATTTTCAAAGCTCTTAAGAAGAGCAGCGAAGATGAAGAACCGGAATATGATGAAGACGGTAACGAAATTGACAAGCTTGCAGAAGCACTCGGCAAGATGCTTGAAGAAGCCATTAACGAGCTGACTGACCGTGGGGGAAACGTGTCCTGGAAGATGACTTAATTTCGGAAAGTTATCTTCCGTTTGAAGAACAAAGCAATCCGAAAGAAGTTGTAGAAAGTGATACTCCGTTTGGAGATATGCTTGATAAGATATGTCCTTATTACATGATGTATGGAATGTCTTATGATGAGTTCTGGAACGGAGATTACACAAAGCTTAAATATTATGCTGAAAAACATCAGCTTGAAATAGAAAAGCGCAATGAAGAAATGTGGATGCAAGGTTTTTACTTCTATGAAGGTTTAGACGTAGCTTTGCATAACCATTTGAGCGTTAAGCGGACGCAAAAGAGAAACTATCCTGATAAGCCGCATAGAATAACTCCGTTGACAGAGCTTGAGAAAGAGCAAGAGAAGAAGAAAACTCTTGAAACGTTCACAGCACAGCTCATGTCATTGAGCGGCAGATTGGAAAAGCGCGAGAAAGCAAGACAAGGGAGTGAGTCTAAGGATGCCACAAGTAATCTCAAATCTTGAAATTCATATTGCCAGGACTGGTGAAACTGGTGGCAGAGGGCTTAACGTTTTCACACGTTCTTTGCGTAGACTTCGCGAAGCTTCAGAGGGTGCAACTGGTAAACTTGGGAAGCTTCTTGGAGCGTTAAAGCGTGTTGCTTTTTACCGTGTAATTCGTGCTGTTATTAAAAGCATTACTGATGAATTTCAGGAAGGTCTTAAGAACGCTTACGCTTATAGTGAACTGATTGGAAGTTGCATTTCTCAGTCTCTTGACCGTATTGCTTCAGCGCATTTGAAAATGAGAAATCAGCTTGGAGCAGCTTTCGGTGAACTAATTTCTACTGTTGAACCGATTATCATTGCTATCATTAATTTGGTAACAAAAGCTGCTGACGCTGTTTCACAATTTTTTGCGGTTCTTGGTGGACGGTCTACTTATCACAAAGCACTTGATTCAAGCAAGAAGTGGGCTGAAGAAACAAACAAGGGAGCAAAAGCCGCTAAAGAGTGGAAGAATCAGCTTCTTGGCTTTGATGTTATTAACCGTCTGGAAGATACCAGAGGCAGTGATACTGGAAACAATGATGATAACAATATTGGAAATTGGGAGCTTGCTCCGGTTACAATGGAGTTCCCTTGGCTTGATAAGATCAAAGAACTGATTGCTTCTATTGATTTTGAACCGTTAAAGAAAGCAATTAAAGAGCTTGGGGATGCTTTCAAGCGTCTTGGAAACACAATCGGTAAAGCTATTTCCTGGGCTTGGGATAATGTGCTTGCCCCGTTCGTTAAGTGGTTTATTGAAAAAGCACTTCCAGCTTTTCTTGATTTAGCGGCTGCAATCGTTGACTTTGCGAATGTTGTTCTTGAGCGTTTAGGCCCGGTGTTCCAGGAAGTATGGAATAATGTTCTTAAACCGTTCTTCTCTTGGCTTGGAAACGAATTTGTTTTCATCTTTCAGCGGTTAGCAGAGATTGTCAGAGAGTTTTCTAGGGTGATTAGTGGAGAGATTGATTTCAAAACATTTTGGGATAATCTCAGCACTTCTGAAAAGATTCTTCTGGCTATTATTGGAGTGATTGCCACTGTTGCTGCTGCTGCATTTCTGGTATCTCATCCGTTCTTGACTTTGGCTGCTGTTGTAGCACTTGTCGCTAATTATCTTGTCCAGCATTGGGACACTATCAAAGCAAAATGGGACGAGGTTGTTGGCAAGATTAAAGGCAAGATTGATGAATGGAAAGCAGCCTGGGATGCTTTTGCAGACCGGAACATGGAAAAGAGCGAAGAGCTTAGAGCAACGCTGTGGGAAAAGATTGAAGCAATTAAAGAGTTCTTTGAAGGTCTGAAAGAAAAATGGAATTACGTTAAAGAAACGATTGCTTTGAAGATAGACGAGCTTCGCCAAAAGTGGGAAGATTTCAAAACCGCTATCAATGAGAAAATTGAAAGAATAAAAGAGTTCTTCCAAAATCTTAAAGATAAGTGGGATGAAATTGTTGAAAGTATCAGAGGCAAAATTGAAGAAGCAAAAGACTATCTGCAAGGGCTTCAAGATAAAGTCAGTAATGTAAAAGATGCTGTTGTTGGTTTCTTTGAAGGTATGTGGAGTGGAATCACAGGAGCTATTAACAGTATCATCGGTGGAATTCAGAGCATTATTTCCTGGTGTCAAAGTGCTATTAACTGGCTGAAGAATCTTATCAGTTGGAGAAATAGTGCTGGCAGTGGTTCAGGTTCTAGCGGGTCTGGTAGCTCTGGATATTCTAGCTCTGGTTCTTTTGGCGGCACTACTGTTAATAGCAGAGGCTTTAGTGGGACTTCTGGAAAGTTCGCTGAGGGTGGTTTTCCGGAAGAAGGTCAACTGTTTCTTGCCCGTGAAGCTGGCCCTGAATTGGTTGGTACAATTGGTGGACAGACGGCAGTTGCAAACAATCCTGACATTGTAGCAGCTATTGAAGGTGGTGTATATCGCGCTATGGTATCTTCAATGAGTAGCACAAGCGAAAACGAGAGCAAGGTAGCAATTTTTAACATGAACGGTCGTGAGTTCATGAGAGCAATTTGGAATGATCGTAATGCTGTAATTGCAGAGTATGGAATGTCTCTGATAAATGATTAAGTTGTGGAGGGCAAAATGGAATATATACATTTAGGGCAAATGTCCAACCCAACATTATCATTTACCGGAGACGAGATCATGAGTGTTAATGCTACTGTTGGAGTATCTATGATTGCAAAAGAATTTACTGCTGATTCTTTTGAGGCTCAAATCATATACGATGACAGTAGCAAGACGCTTAGAAACATGGCATATGCAACGTCTATTTCTTATGTAAAAGATGATAGTGTAATTGCAAGGTATTATTTAACAAGCGTTAAGAGAACTGGTAAGCAAAGATACACTATTTATGGTACAAGTTTTGTTGGAATACTTGATAATGCAAGATACTATGGTGGAATGTTTTATGGGACTGCGTTTAAAGATATTGTAAAAAACATTATTTGTGCTAATGGGTATGAGAAGTATGAAGCCTATAATTGTTTTACTACCGTTCCGACTGCTGACCAATCAACGGTAAAAGGGGTACTTCTTTCTGAAGACGGATATGGTGACGCTACACTTTCTTGCACGATAGATGCACAGATTACCATTGTTGGTGCGCTTCCAAGTACATCAAAAATGATTATCGGAAACCTCGGATATTATAGTAGTGCGCAGACAATTATTGCATACGGTATTAGCATTAGTGACAAATGGATAAATTCTTATTACAACCAGTCATCTTCTAGCTCAAGTTATGAAAGAGATCCATTTCGGGTCGGAGATGTTATTACATTTCACTATGACCCATATAATCCACCGTTTACTATAACAGTTCAGCATAGTGATGGGACAACTACAACAAGAAACGTTATGCCTTCAATATCAATAAGTACCGAAAGAGCTATGCTCTATATTGGTGGCGGCGGCTATAGTGGAATTGGTGGCGAAACATATACTGGCGTTGAAAATGTCCAATTCAATTATTATCGTGTCACCGGACATGACGGAACTCTATATATTGATGTTGTTCCATTAAGAGATGTTGAAACCGGGGAAATATATTTAAAAAATGCTGTTACTGGTTATACTGCACCAATTTATTGTGCAGAAGTATCATCAGATGATTTCTCCCCGATCGGTGTTCCAGGTGATGAAGAAGTTGTATCTACTGATCTTGTGCAATTAGAAATCTTTAATAATCTTGAGTTTACGGATGAAGTATTAGCATTGCGCATTTATGGCTGGTTGCCAATATCTTCAAAGCGGGAAGCATTATATCAAGTGCTTTTTGCAAGTTGTGTTAATGTTATTCGCGATTCAAGCGGGAAAAGCTTGTTTACAATATTGTCTAATGATATTAATGGCAATATAAGCGAAAATATTACATATAATGATGGAACTTGTACTGAATCGAGTGACGTTAATTTTATCGAGCTTACTGAACATACTTATGGTGCGTGGGAAGCAGCAAAAAAAATATTTGATAACTCAGATGAAACAGTTATTGATGAGAAGTATATTGCAGAATTTAATAATTCACCGATATATGGAGAGGTAACTTCGGAATCCGGGTTAACGGTTTTAACATATAATTGTAATTGTGCGCTTGTTAGCGGAAAAGGAGTTATAAACGGGAGTCCTTATATTCATTCAAAAAAAATATTGAAAACTCGTTTGGGAAATACAACCAACGGAAAAACAGTATCGGTAACAAATGCAACCCTTGTAACATATCTAACGTCAGAAAACGTGTTGAATAGGCTAAAAGAATATTATAAGGGTAATTATTCTTCAGAAGTTGGAGTAGTTTTATCAGAGAAAACAGATCTGCAATGCGGCAAAAAGTATGAATTTTCCAATTTTTATGGAGAATCAGATACTGGATTTCTGCAAAAAATGTCAATTATTGCGTCAAAAATAATTAAAGCTACTTGTGAATTTTTGAGCGGATATACAGTACCGCAGTTGACGCAAAGTTATAATAATTATGTGCTGTTAACCGGAAATGGTTCATGGCCCGTTCCAGCAAGCGTTAGAAATAGCCAAAATCCAAGAGTTTATGTTGTTCTTGTTGGTGGCGGCAATGGTGGAGATAGCGGGTATGCTGGTGAATCAGGCGATCCAATGGAAGGAGAATGGAGAAGTTCTGTTATTGCGAAAGGTGGAAACTATGGCAATTCTGGCAATCCTGGAAAAGTGCTTGAATTTGAAATAAAAAATCCACCTACATATTTAACATATAGGTGCGGAACTGGCGGTGCTGGTGGAGCGTTTTGCTTTTCGCATGAAGAAAATAATGCTGGTGCATCTGGAACAGAAACAACTCTTACTTCAAGTGGAACTGTATATAGCACTTCTAATGGCTCAGTGCTTGAAAAAGGAATCTTCAATAGTTTGAGCGGAAAACAGTATGCGTATAAACAGAACATTTGGAGTGATATAAGCGGAAAAGGTGGAAACGGTGGAGGATTTATAATAGACGAAGAAGATCCAGATAATGTTACTTTTGTACCTGCAGAAACAGTGTATAACGTCTTAAATGGAATCACATATACTGCAGGAAATCAAGGAGCTTCGCTTTATGAAAATGGAGTTCTTGTCGGTATAGGTAGTGGTGGTGGCGGCGGTGGTATCGGTAAATACAACGTAAGAAGAGATGGTGGCCCCGCCCATATGGAAGATAACATTTATTATGACGGTGGATATGGTGGAGAAGGCGCGCCAACTGCGTTTGGAAATCAATATGATGAACCATACTTATATGTTCCTCCATCTGTTACATATGGATGTGGTGGAATTGGTGGAGTAGGTGGCGGTGGCGCTGGTGCAAATGGAACAGTAAGAAAAACACCGAAGTATGTGCATTCAGGTCGAAGAGGTGGAACTGGTGGCCCGGGTGGTGCTGGCGGTGATGGTTGCATCATTATCTACTATTAAGGCGGTGACGGTAAATGTTTATTGACACTGGTATTTCAATAGATGGCACTGATATTACAGATTATATCAAGTTTAACGGTGTCAAATGGTCAAGAAATGATGTTGATGGGCCTAACACTGGCAGAACTTTATCAGGGCTTATGATTCGTGATAGAGTAGCAACAAAGATTCGACTTGATATTACTTGTAAACCGCTCACTACTTCTCAGCTTAGAACTCTGCTGAATCTTATTCTTCCGGTTTTTGTATCTGTTTCTTATGATGATCCTATGTATGGGCCAGTCACAAAAACAATGTATGCGAATAACAATCCAGCAGAGTTTTTGATTAAGAAAAGAGACGATGCTGGAACTGAATATTGGCATAATATCACATTCCCGCTTGTAGAAAGATAAAGTGAAAAGAGGTGGTGAACACATGATTCTCAATAAGATACCAGCTTCTTTTGGCAAAGATCGAAGCATTACACTTGAACCTATCAATTATCAGTATGATGCAAAACAGTTTCTTGTAATCTTTGGTCTTGATCTTCCAGAATACTATGAAGTTGACTTCTGCAATGAAGATGATGAGCAAACTATCACAATGTCTGGTGATTCTTCTGGCGTTGAAATTCCAGATGATTTCTTGCTTGATGGCAGGAACATCAAAGCTTATCTTGTCTTGACTGGTGAAGATGAAGAAGCGGTAGAAACCAGATATGAAATCACTATCCCGGTTAAATGCCGCCCTACACGCACAGATATTGATCCTACACCAGCGGAACAGCAGCAGATAGATAATCTCATTGCTCAGATGAACGATGCCGTAGAACGCTCAGAAACGGCTGCTAGTGAATCTGAAACATCTGCTGATGAATCACATAGTCATGCTCAAGATTCTGAAGCCTGGGCTATTGGAAAGCGCGATGGAGTAGATGTTGAAGATACAGACGAAACATATCAGAATAACAGCAAGCATTGGGCTGGATATTCTGAGCAGATAGGGCAAGAAAAAGCCACTCTTGCTGAAAGCTGGGCTGTTGGTGGAACTGGAACGAGGCAAGATGAAGATAACGATAATGCAAAACATTATTCAGAGATTGCCGCGCAAGGTGCTGAAGAAAGTGGTTATGCTTGGTTTGATATTCATGACAACGATGGTCACATGTATGTTTACATCTCAGATAACCTGAGTGAAGATGTAAGTTTTGCAATCAACGAATTAACCGGACATTTGGAGGTGACTTATAGTTGAGCAAATTAATTGACGCTGGTATTTCTACTGCTTATGGTGCTGCTGTTCGTGGTGGTTATACTGGCACATATGAAAAGTTCTGCGAGGACTTGGCGAAGCTTGCAGATGTACTGTCAGAGTTCCTTGGATTTTCTGTTACTGTCGAAACGCTGGCAGAGGGTGCATCGGCAACTGCAAGCTATGATAACGGTGTGCTTGCGCTTGGTATTCCGAGAGGAAACACGGGCAATGGTATTCAGGGTATCGTGTTGAATGCTGATTACACTCTGACCGTTACTTATACCAACGGCAACACATGGACAAGCGGAAGTATCAGAGGTCAGGTCGGTGCGACCCCGCATTTGACTATTGGGACGGTTGAAACTCTGCCTCCTTCTCAGAGCGCATCGGCAACGATCACCGGAACGGATGAAAATCCGGTGCTGAATCTTAGCATTCCAAAGGGAAATACAGGTGAAGTTTCACAGGCTGAATTCAATGCTTTGTCGGGTGACGTCACTGACTTAAGTCGCCAATTAAGTGACAAACAGGATAAACCCGCAACCGCTGGAACTGCCGGTCAGGTGCTTGGACTGGATAGCAACTTGAACCCCGCATGGATGGATCAGACCGGTGGCGGCGGTGGAATGAACATTGTCAATCTGTCTGGGACTCAGATCACTCAGGTAGGAGCAGACAACACATTCTATGTCTGCGGAGAATTGACAGAGCTGACCTTCACAGCACCTTCGGTCGGTATCACCATGATTCGGTTTACGAGCGGCACAACTCCGACAGTTCTCACCGTCAACGGCGTAACCGCTTGGATGTTCGATAATGATCCAACTGCTGCATCTCTGGAAGCTAACAAAACTTACGACATTAACGTTCTTAACGGCGTGGGGGTAGTTGGATGGGCGTAAGATTGCCAAGCGAGTATCAGGAAGTTCAGTATCTGGATTCAACATCAACTGCGGCTCCGTATATTGATACGGGAATTCCTATCACAGAGGACTTGACGTTTGAAATAGATTTTCAACTTTCTGATATTACATCACGAATGTATTTTATGGGTGGGTATAACGGTACTGATTTCTATCTCTACGTTGGGATCTCCAAATATTTTCAGACTGCGTTTGGTGCAACTTATAACGATACAACGCTTACAGCAGATATTCAGAGACACAAGTTTATATATCAAATTAATAATGGAACGCTAATCGTAAAAGATAGTAGTACAACTATCTTGACAAAAAATATAAGCAGTTTTTCAGGAAACTCTATATTGGTCGCTGGTACAACAGCGGCCCAAAGCGCATCAATTCCTTGCAAAACTTTTGAATCGAAAATGACAAAAGCCGGCGTTGTCATTCAAGACCTCATACCATGCTACCGCAAATCTGACAGCAAACCCGGAATGTACGATCTCGTCACCAATCAGTTTTTCACCAATGCTGGCACGGGCGATTTCCTTGTCGGCCCTGACGTACTTGGCAGTATCAGCCCGCTGATGGTTGCGTGGAGACGGATGCTCATGAGAAAATCTTCTCCAATTCCGACTGGATATGTAACTGACGGACTTTTGCTGTGGCTTGATGCTATTTGCAATACACGTAACGGGCATGATGCAAATGCGCTGTATTGGGAAGATTTAAGCGTAAATCACCGGGACTACGCTATTGGTGAGAGTGGCTTAATATTTGGGCAGTCTGTGGTATCTTTCACAACAGTAAATCACAAAGCAATAACAACAGAAAAGGCGTTCACATCGGCAGAACAGCAGCAAATTCGTGATAATCTTGCAACGATAGAGATAGGAGTTGATTTTGCTGGAAGCGGTTACCAGATAGTATTGGCGCTGGGTAATCAACACGGAACAATCAACTTTTGCAACTTGAGTGGCAGCAGAACTTTAAATTTCAATCCGAACAGTACAAGTGAAAGTGTCTCTTTGTTGGGCGGATTGCATGGCTACAACAGCGAACTATGGGTAGACGGTGTAAAACAAGAATCCACGGACTTCAGTACGACATGGACAAATGTCAGGCTTAATCTAATGTTCTCTTACATCGTAACAGGTCAGTATTCATTTATTGGAGATATAGCATATATAAGAGTTTATAACAGAAGACTGACAGATGCAGAACTAATGCAAAACTGGCTGAGAGACAAAGCCAGATACAATCTTTGATACAAAGGAGAAATAACCATGAGACAGATTTACATCGTCAATGCAACACAGGTAGTCACCAGCACCGCGCATCCTGAAGGAGTTTATAAAACTCTCGACGGCTTCCCGAAGACTTTCGACAGCAGAAACTATGAAGCTACCACCGAGAATCCGAACGGCAATCCTGAGCGTGCTTATGAGGTCGCGGAAGCAGAATTTCATGCTCAGTGGGCTGAGTTCCTGCGCTCCACCACTCGCGCTATGTGGGCTGTGACCTTTGAGAGAGCCGATGGTCGGCAGATTTCTCAGGCTTCCAAGGGAGCCTTCCCGGACATGACGCCGACTCCCGAACCGGAACCCGAACCGGAACCTGCTGAAGAGGCATAATCGCGAAGCCACTTAACGGTGGAGGTGATGCCAAATGAAGGAATTACCATATCCCTATAGTCAGTAGCACAGCCCCGAAAAGGGGCTTCGATTAAGTTACTTAAAGGGGACTCCTGCCAGTGTAAGAGCGTGAAGGCACACGAGAGGCAGAAATGCTGAAATAAAAATGCAGCGTGGGAGCGAGCTATCTACAGGGAGAAGGACAGAGGATAGCAATTATAAAAATCGTTTGTCACTTAATGGCCTACTTAAGTGACAAACCCATCTCATGAAATAGCACGGGGCCGGAAGTGATCATACCGGGGCAACCTGCCACCTGAAGGCGCGTAGTGCAGTCCCCGTGCATCTCGTGAAAATCGTTTGAAATCACGAGATAGTCACGAGTTCGGAAATTCCGAACAACCGCCAGCTCAGGCGGGGGATAAAAAGTATGAGGCAAAAGAAGTGAAGTGCGGATGAGAGCTTCAACCGAGAACGGTCTTCTGGTCACTCCGCAACAACAGCCACAGGGCGGCTGTGATACTGCTGAAGGGAAGCGCGTTTGCCCAAGGTGGGCTTGACGGTAGGGCGAGTTCGATTCCGCAACGCGCAGCTCCATAGCGTATTAACAGCTCAAAACCGTACTTTTAATCAATAATAATTGTTATTAGCAATAAGCTCATGTGATTAATGATTTTAAATCAATAAACGGAGGGCCGATATGCTTTTAATTAAGATTATGATTTACATAGCGGTTATATCGGCAATACTTGTGATAGCGTTAGCATTGTCGGGAGGAAATCGACCATGATAACCAGGGAAGAATTAGAAGAGTTTATAGAAGGTTTCATATGAGTAATTATCAAATTATTTATAACAGACTCCGAAAAGCTGGTTTAACTGAAGCTGTTGCTGTTGGATTCCTGGGCAACTGGCAAGCTGAAAGCGGTTGTGAACCTAACAGATTGCAAAATGATTTT